CGGTCGTACATCGCACGCCTCATCGTGGTCTCGAACCATTCGAGGTATTGGCGCACCGTATTATCGGTCTCGTCGCGTTCTGAGAACTTGCGCGCGCAGTGAACCACGGACGTGCGGTAGGACGCAGCATCGTACCGAACTGGTCGCCAAGGTCACGCCGGCAGGTTACCGGATAGGACGTCATCAGGTTCGCAGCAAAGTCCGTCCCGAGTGGGCGCTTTGCAGTGAAGTCGGCGCGCTCCGGATAGAAGTTCTCCGCGATCTCCTGGTGCAGGGAGTTCAACGGCGACTTCTTCCCAAACAGATCTTCTGCCAGTTCGGCCAGTTCTTTGGCTTGCATGTTAGCCTCCCAGCGTTTCGCCGGACGACTGGCTGTCGGTCAGGATCGTCGATGCCCGGCCGCGGCGTGCCATCTGCGCGGCGATCGATCGACGCTGCGCCTGCTGCACAGCTTGGCCATCTGGCGTAGGCATGACTGTTGGACCAGTAGTTGCGCCGAGCGTACCTTGCATTTTTGGCTGAACCATTGAGCCCAATATTCCAGCACCTGCGGCGCCGGCCAGCGCAGCTTGGGTTGCCGTCAGACCTCCTGCTGCTGCAGCGCCAGCAGTACCTGCGGCGCCAGCGGTCCCAGCCGCAGCAGCACCTGCCGCGCCTGCCGCTGCCCCTGTTCCCCATAGCCCAAGTCCAGCTGGGCCAGTTAGCAAGGTCGCGCCAGCCCCAAGTAAGACTTTCCCAATATTGCTACTCATGATCTTCTCCTTGCGGTTAGTGGGGCTCTGCCTCCAGCAGCGATACTGGGCATGCCGTGGCGTTCGCGGGTATTGATCCATTCGAGGGCGTGCGTTGTCTCACGCGGGCCGTGGAACCAACTCATAACGACGGCATCGGCCTCGTCCGGTGAAAAGCCGAGCTTGGCCTTGACGCCACCATTGACCTTGCCCTTGTCGTCGTACTTCACCTTCGGCTCGACCTTTATTCCTGCTGGCGTGACCTCGAACGAGGGAGCAGTCAGGCCTGCCAGAAGACGCTGGTCTGGAGGGATCGCAACCTTTGACCCGCCTGGCTGGCTTGGATCGAGCGCCTCGCGGAACTGCCAATACGCAGCACTTCGGGTGTTTGTGAACTTCAGACCGCCTTCACACGATTTGCGGGTCGTGCCCTCTGCGCCCTTGTAACCGATAGCCTCGATCTCGTTGGCGTGCAAATGCTCGTACAGTGGACCGCCATAGCCACCGCCCATGTCGACCACGACCACAGCACCATCACGGCGCTCAGCCAGGACCATGCCGGCGCAGTACGCCCCAGAGCGCTCCTGCGGGATCGTCTTACCCGGCACCTTGACCAGCTTGGCGAACCAGCCGTCATAGCGCGGAGCCATCACCATCGGATCCTCGCCGCCACCGGAACAGTCCACGCCGATCGCGCACATCGGCACGTCATCCGGGCGCTGCTCGGTCCAACGGCGCTGCGCGGCACGGACCCATTCGGTCGGTATGCACTGATTGGCTGCATCCTTCAGGCCCGCGGTGAACTTGCCGTACAGGAGTTGTGAGCGGAGAGGCTCGGGCAGCGACTGGAGTTGAGCCCGGTATTCCGGCGTATTGCGGAATGGGTTGTCGACCAAACTGGCCGGCACAAACGTGTAAGACTTGGCCGTGTATTCCTCGCCATCGACTGTGTAGACGCCCGGTCCATCGGTCCATACCATCTGGCCTTCACCGTCGCGGGTGACGTACACAGCCCAGCGCAGTTCACCCGGTGTTGCGGGATCAGGGAATTTATCGTCCAACCAGGGCGCGAACCACTTGATCAGCCACAGGCCGTCAGTCGTGCGCGGCGGGTTCGACCCGATGACGACCCGGGTACGCTTGCCCGGCGCCGCACGCAGCCATGCGATGATCGATGCCACCTGCACTTCAAGGAACTCGCCGCCCTCGTCAAATGCCATGTAGTCGCGTTCACGGCCGGCGTGATCCTGCCAACTGTCTGGGAGATTCATGCCGCCCAGCTTGAGCGTCTTCCCATTCGGCCATGTCCATTCGAGGTCCGAGCCGTTAAACCTGGCCGCATCACCGATGATCTTCTTGCCTTCTTTCTCAAGGCCGTCTGTCTGGGTGCGCTCGCGACGGAAGATGATCCCGCTGTCGGCCTCGTTAACTGCCCAGCCAAGCTCAAGGTGTGACTTACCGCCGCCTGCCTGACCGCCATACAGCAGCACGTCGGCTTGCGACAGATAGGCATCAGTCTGCGGGCCCGGGTTCGGCAACCAGCGCATGGTGGCAGTCAGAGAGACAGCCTGCGCAACCGTTGCCTGCCGCGCATCAGCGGGCAGGGCATCGAGTTTGGCAAGGATCTCGTCTAACGCGCCCATGCAGGTTTAGCCTTCGGTCTGCAGTTGAATCGGCTCGGGCGTCCGAATGCCGGCGCGCGACTCGTTCCCGGTCGGGAGTTGCGCCGGATTGATGAACGACTGGTAGGTAACCCAGGTCTTCATCATGTAATCGATGTCGTCCAGGGCGCCGGAGAGGAAGATCGATTCGTCCGCCGATGCACGCGCGCGCTGGTCCGCCGCCTGCTTGCGGGCCATCAGCTCATTCCGGCGTGCGGTCAGCTTGATCATCATCGGATGCGTTTCTGTGATGCCGTAGAAGTACGACGGCTGCAGCAGATCCGACTCAGGCGGGATGATGATGTTGATACCGCGCTGAACGGCCAGCGTGATGAAGTACTGGCAGCCAGGCCGCTGTGATGCATATTCCTCGTTAGCCGCCATGTCCACGCCGTACAGGGCGATGTCGGTCACGCCCGGCGTCTCCAGTGCCAGTGCCAGCATCCACGAGAGGCTCGACGTCATGAAGAATGGGCCGTACTTGTCGATCATTTCCTGATATGGATAGACCTTCGCGGTAGGCAGTTCAGGTGGTGCCGGATCGGCGACGTAGACCGGGCCCTTGAAGCGCGTCAGGAACTCGCAGTACTCGGGCGTGAACCATGCCTGGCCAGTGCCAGCGTGCCCGGGGACTTGTGGCTCCCAGCGGTGCATCTCAAACCAGACGTCAGCGTGCGGTCCGACGACACCGTATGCCCCAGGCGAACAGCCCCAAATCTGCCAGTCCGGATCGTTGATCGGGGCCAGTCGGATCGAGCTTGGCGCGGAGCCTACGAGTGCAATTTTGGTCATGAATTTCCCTCCTCCAGGGTAGTTCGATTAAGTGGACGTGGTCAGCGAAAAACCGCTTGCCTGCGACGACGTGCCGCTGGTCAGGTCCATGGACAGCCATTGAGCAGTAGTCAATCCGATCAGTTCGAAGCCGCCACCCAGGCTGGAGATCTTCACGGTGGTGAAGCTGCTGCCGATGGTCGAGACGATGGTTTCGCTGTTGGCAGTCTTGATGTAGACGGGGCCGTTGGATACGCCGCCCATGATCGTCTTGCGTACGCCGGGGATCGGCGGGTCAAGGGTGTATACAGCACTGGATGCGGCGCTGGTGCCGGGGCAGACGCTGACACCGTCAGCGGCCAGATTGGTGGCCGTGCTTTCTGCGGTGCTGACGCTGGAACGCATGCATTCCGGGCCTACAAGATATTCGCGTACGCCGCGCGTTCCGCCCGTCTGGGCTGTGGTCATTGCCTGTAGGCCGATTCGGCGGCCGTACAGGCTGGTCATGATATTGCTGTTGTATGGCATGGTGCTCTCCTTTATCGTTGCTCGCCGAAGCTGCTACGGAGTGTTCCGGTGTGCCGCACCGGTACGGCCCTCTTCCTGTTTGGCTTACCGTCGCCAGCACTCCGCGAACACGTAACCGCTCGAGAGCGCGGCGACAGAGAATCCAGTTGATCCGCCTGGAACCTGAAACATGAGGGTGCCGTTGACTGGATGATTAGCAGCGATAGACGTGCTGCTAGTGGAGAGTCCGCTGGACGGCGCCGCGGCTGCGGTACTGAAAAGGTTGGCCATGAAGTTCAACGCAGCACCAGCGGTCGTCACGCCGGATAGGCGTACGATCTGGGTATTAGCTGGCCAATCGACGGCCTGCCCCGAACTGCCTGCGATGAGCAGGGTATAGACAGTGTCGGGCGGCAGCGGGACGCCTTCCGTTGGGTGCAGGGTTCCGATTGGTCTCATGTCATGCTCCAGGTTCGTTCATGTAAGGCATCAATGTTTGGTCCCCATCTCGTGCACGCCGGCCGATAGCAGGAATGCGATGCGGCGTGCGGCCTCGATCGAAGAGACGTCTTCGACTTTGATGGCCTCGCCATCGGCGCCGGTGTGTTCAACGCGGTCCTTGAGCATGCTGAAGTGGCGCATGGCAAGCGAGATTGCATCGAGCTTGCTGGCCAGTCGGTATTTTTTCGTGTAGCCGACCAGCGTGCGCTCTTGGCCGCTGCCTTGGAATTCCTCAAGCACGTCAAGGCCGGCCAGCGCGGCGACGGTGTCGTCATCCAGTTCATGGATCGGGATCGGCTTGCCCTCACTGTCGAACAGCTTGCGCGGGTCGAACGTGACGATCCGCTGTAGCTCGAGGAAGACGCGATCCGCATTCATCTTCGTGCGCTCGATCTTTTCCCTGAGTCCCTTCTCAATAGCGTCCGCAATCTCAGGCTTTTTACGCAGTTGGTACGCTCCAACCCTGGCCGCGTTGTCCGTCTTGCAGGTATAGCCTGCGCGTCGATAAGCTTCTCCCCCGTTGCAGTCAACGAGGAATTCAGCTACGAATCGTTCCTCTTTTGGAGTGAGTGCCATTGGCAGAACCTAAAAAAAATGGCCGCGCCTCGCGGTCACGGCCAGGGAACACAGGGATTTAGAAACCTGAGGAGACAGGCGAATTTTCCAACATGGAATAGGAAAAATCTTGCCTCTCGCGATCAGGTGGAGCGGATCACACTGCGGTGTACCTCCAGCAGGGCGGCTCCGCGCGAGTAAGGCGGCTCGCATATGCTGTTTCGCCAGTTAGTAATCGTGCGGCGCGTGACACCGACTTCTTTCGCCTGTTGCCCATGTGTCATCCCGGCCTGCTGCAGGTCGGTAATGATGCGGAACCAGTCGATGCGCACGGTACTCATTGCAGCGCAGCCTGAGTTACAGGGGAGTTCGCACGCACAGAAACGCTGGTATGTCTCCCAAGGACCTGGCCAAGCTGGTGTGGCGGCAGGCCAAGTGCCGGGCGTGCGGTGCACACATCATCAGCCGTGATGATCTGGCCGGCAGCGACGTCACGCTTGAACCAGAGGGAGCGGCGCAGGGCTGGTGATTCGCCCATCACTGGCCCGCTGTGCATTGGCTGAACTGCAGCGGCAGCGCGCCGGCATTCCGTGACCATCTGCTTGAATTCAGTCGGTTCCATACTGAATCCGGCGTCTGGGCCGCCATCGTGACGACTAAGTGTCAGGTGCTTCTCGATGACCTTGGCGCCCAGAGCAGCAGCGGCCACGGCAACGCCGATCCCCGGAGAATGGTCCGATAGCCCAGGGAAGACGTCGTATCTCTTGGCGTTGGCAAGCATCGCCGGCAGATTTGCTGTTTCAGGGTCGGCAGGGTAGGCGCTCGTGCACTTCAGAAGGGTGATGTCCCGCGCCGGGCGCGCAGCCCATACGGCCCGCTCGATATCCTTGTCGTTCGCCATGCCGGTAGCCATGAACACCGGCTTGCCCTTGCTGGCGGCGTATTCGATCAGGCCCAGGTCGACAAGTTCGAAGGATGCTATCTTGTAGATAGGGCAGCGCAGCGTCTCGAGGAAGTCGACCGATGCCTTGTCGAACGGCGAGGCGAACGGTGTCAGGCCAAGATGGCGCGCATACTCGAACAGATCCGGCAACCACTCCCACGGCGTGTAAGCCTCGCGGTACAGATCAACCAGCGTGCGGCCGGTCCACGGTCCATGGTTCAGCGTGTAGGATGGATCGATGCACATGGTGTCCTGCTGCCACACCTGGAACTTGATGCCATCGGCGCCTGTGTTGGCTGCAGCCTGGACGATGCGTTTCGCACGATCGAATGATCCGAGATGGTTACAGCTCATTTCAGCAATGATGAATGGACTTGTCATAGGGCGTAGGTGTTTTGCAGGTGAGTGAAGCCGAAGCCGGCGAACAGGTCGATGCTTTTCTGGTTGGCTGGATTGACGTTGGCGAGGAACCGGCCCGGGTGGAGCGTCATCAGCATCCGGATCGCGGCCTTGGCATAGCCCTTGCCGCGGTGCTCACGCAAGATGCTTATCCCGATCTCGCGCTGATGCGACAGGTAAGTGGCGCCGACGATCTTCCAATCAACCTCGATCAGGTACCATGCCAGATAGGGCTGCGCACGTACGAATTTGCAATGCTCGTCAAAGGTCGGCATGCCACGGTGGCTGATCGACTCGAATGGCTCACGCTCGGCCAGCAGCCGGAACAGGATGTCGTTTGCTTCCGGCTCGCAGGAATAGACGTCGATCAGGTTCATAGGCGGGCCTCCACGCCATTCTCTCGAAGGTATTGGGCGGCACCCTTTGGAGTCGCATCGGTGAACAGGAACAGGGCGCCGGCAGCGACGCCAGATGCGCCCGCACGGACTGCGGCGAGCATGTCGGCATAGCCTGAGCAACCGCCCGAGGCGATGACCGGGACACCGACTGCGCGCGACACCGCGCCAATCAGGTCGATGGGATAGCCCTTCATAGTCCCGTCCCGTTCGACGTGCGAGATGATGATTTCGCCGGCGCCCAGCTTTGCGAAGCGCACCGCGTCAGACACGATGTCACGCGGGTTATCGCGGTCTCGACACTCGATCACAACGCAAATCGCCTGGCTGCCAAACTTCTTCGCTGCCTGCTGGATGAACTTGGGGTCGTTCCGCGCTGCCGTGCAGATCGCCACCTTGTCTGCACCGGCACGTAGCAGTTCCTTGATGTCGTCCAGCGTGCGCACGCCACCGCCTACCGTGATCGGCGTGTAGAAGTTGGCCGTCAGGCGCTCAACCATCGCGAAGTCGGGGCCGCGTCCTTCTGGCGTTGCGGCGATATCCAGATAGATCAGCTCATCGACGCCGCGAGCCGCGTGAATGCGCATGGCCTGTTGCGCTGCGCCGACCGATCGCCAGCTGTCGTAGCCGACGCCCTTGACTAGCGTATTGCCCCGCTGGAGCAGGGTTGGAATCACACGTTTAGCCAGCATGCGCCCTCCATACCGGCTTGCTCCAGTCGCCATCAACGAAGAGTTCATGACTGACGAACTGGCTCGCAGCCTCGAAAAGCTCGGCGCACGTCATGCCGATGTTCGCGAGCACTGCGTCCAACTGCACGCCTGCATATTCGTCAGGGAAGGTGCCATCATGGTTATTGACCCATTCCAGCGCCTGGTCACGCGGAATGCGGCCAGCACGCACATCAACGCTGATCTGCGCGCAGCCACGACCATATGAGTACTTGAGCCAGCCGAACCAGTCATGGATCCCCGTCTGTGCGTTATCAAGGTTCTCTTCAACCCACCAGTTAGCCTCGCTTGGGACGCGAGCTTTCATGCCATGCTTACATGCGACATCGGCGTTGCGCAGAGAGTCCCACTCGTAGAACGAGCCAAGGAAGTAGGCCGATACGCCAGCGCGTGCCATCGCCTCGTCGGACGGCGGCAAGTACTCCTGCATGTCGCGCTCGGTGATCCCCAGTAGGCCGACGACATCCATCGGCCGCAGCCCGAGGAAACCGCCAAACTCGGACACCCAGCGCCGTGTCATCTCGCGCGCTTGCTCAGTACCCGGTGGCCCCCCATACTCAGCCTGGGGATTTTCGCCGTAAAAGATCAATGGGATGCCCATCTGGCACGCGACCTTGAACGGCGTCGTGAAGATGCTGACGTGCTCCGGCCAAGAAATGTCACCGACCATCTCAAGGCCCAGCTTGTTCAGCCTGGCGCGCACGGATCGATTCGGCGTGATCTCGATGGTGGTGGCGTAACGGGCCAGGTTGTCGATGTTGCGGCGCCCGATCGGCGTCAGGTGGCAGGTTGTGGCGGTCACGACCAGCGGCTTGGCGCCCAACTCCAGCAGCTTGAGTACTTGCCACGTGCTGTCCTTGCCGCCTGAACTGGGCACGATGCAATCGAACTCTGCACCCGGACGAGCGCGTCGATTCTGCTCGAGCAAGCGCACCAGTTCTTGTTCTCGTCCAGCCCAATCGATTGCAGGCCGTTTCTTGTAGGTGACGCAGGCGGCACACTCGCCGTCGATGAATGGCGTGTCAGGCCGCGTATTGGGCATGCAGCAGGTTTTGCAGCGCACGAAGTCCATGATCATTTCTCCAGCAGCCATGCGGCGCACGAGTCAAAACCAGGCGCATCCTTGAACCTGTCAACAAGCTTGAGCCCGAGGTCTTGATACAGCTTTCCGAACGGCCGGCGCCACAGTTTGCTGGTATGGCCGCGATACTCGATTTCCTCTTCCTGCTCGCTCTCGTACTCAATGGCCAGTACGTAGCGATACGAGTGTTCTACGATACGGCGCATCAACGGCCTCAGATCGGCCGGAGCGACGTGGATCAGGACGCCAGCCGTGAACACCAGTTCGGCACGGCGAAACGCGCCAGCGCCCTCTTCGACCGACAGGTTGGCGGCCAGCGCTTGCTCTATGGCGCTACGGTTGATGTCGTGGCCGGAGAGTGCAACATCGGGTGCGGTACGCTGAATCGCGGACAAGTTCCAGCCGCAATTGCATCCGACTTCATGCACGGAACGCACGCCGGTAGCTTCGATCAAAACATGCCAGAACGGCACACGCGCCCGCCAGTCGACCTGATTCCTGCGTACATACTCGTTACCGAACTCACCAGCCCAAAATTGTTGTTGTTCGTTCATGGTCATCCTTTCAGTTTTTTGTAGAGTTCTTCGGCGCGGCTCCAGTCGTCGAAGGTATTGATGTCACACACGCGCGCGGCCGGAATCGGCACTATGGCTGTTTGCGTAGCGATCAACGGTAGGCCTGTGACGAAACTGGAAACCCATCCCCAGTACCACTGGCCGGCATCAGCCAGCGGCGCATCGCCAACGGACATGGCGTAGCGATGAGTGTGGTACTCACCAACCAAGCGGTAGCCAGTCAGCAGATCCTCCTCCAACATCAGCGGAGCGGTCGGGTAGATGCAACAGGCCAGGCCATGCCTAAGTCCAAGCTGCTCGTCCAGCACGTAGCGCAGGATGGCCTGAGTGCCGATGTCGTTGTGCGCCATGTCAGCGGAGCGCGTCAGTACTTCGGCGCCGTACTGCCATGCGACCCGTTCGATCTCTTCGCTGTCGGTGCTGACGATGATCCGATCGAACAGGCCGGATTTCTGTGCCGTCTCGATGGAATAGGCAATGATTGGCTTGCCGTGGAAGTCACGAATGTTCTTCTTCGGGATCCGCGTACTGCCGCCACGAGCCGGAATGATTGCAATCGCACCCATCAGAACACCTCCGCCAGGCAGGTATCGACCAGGCTCTTTGCCAGTTGGCCGTTGCTGATGCGGACATCGGTGCGCGTGGAGTTGAGCATCAGTGCAAGACGTTGGGTCAGCGTCAGGCGATGCCGTTCGATCAGTTCGGCCTTAAGTGCTGGCCCCGCGGGCTTGACGCCGTCGCGGCATTCGAATGCAGCCGTGCACATGGCCTCGGCGATGTCGAATGCGTTTGTCGGTTCCATCTCGAGATAGTTGACGTCGCGGTCAAACTTCAGAACGACCCGGCCGTCTTCGCCTTTCACGGCGACTTGTACGTTTTCTTGCTTGCTCATTTAAAGCTCTCCAGTGTCGATAAGTCCGGATAGTCGGAGCGAGGAAGATCAGCGTTACACAAGGGCAGGCCCTGCAACTTCCACAGCAAACGCGCGGCAACGTCTGGGCTGATATAGGCATGCCAACTCGGCCATGTAACCTGATCGTGCTTTGCGTCTATTCCCTCTGTGCGGCCATCGAAGCGCGCGCGGCGAAGCCAAGCATCGGCGTCATCGTTGTCGTGCAGGATGGCGCCGCCCTGACTGTCGGCCAGGATCTTGGTGGCGTGGAAGCTCACACACTGCATGGCTCCGGGCCGGAACATTCCACTGGTGAAGCGGCGGGCCGAGTCCCAAATGCCGGCGCCATCCTCCCCAAATTCGTATTCACCCTGCCAAGATTCATCCCTGAAACCGACTTGGAAGTTGGCATTACGGATCGCTGCAGGCACGCCGACGTAGGACAACTTGGGCATCGTGGCACGCACATGAGGCACTTCTCTGAATTCGTTGTAACGCTTCCATGCCAACGCGATCTGAATCGCCATCGTGCAGCTGGTAGTGGAGACGGCGTATTTGGCCCCGGTATAAGCGCACAATGCGGACTCGAACTCCCTTGTCATTTGGTGCGGGTTACGCGACATGCTCAAGCTCCTTTCTCAGTTCATCGATAGACATCCGGCGTGCGTGCTCGCTCGTCTCGCCAGGTCGCATGCTCTCGTGCAGCTTCTCGCCGGCGCCGAGTCCTGCAATGCGCGGCGAAGCGCCCATCGCCCTGGCCAGATCGCCAAGCCTGTAGGCCGGAAGTGCGGGAATCGCAAGTTCGCCACCCTGCATCGTCTCGGCCGTGTACAACACAAGCTGAATCGCTTCATCGAGGCGCATCCAGAATCGCGTTGCCTCGGGATCCGTCATCGAGACAGCTTGGCCTGCCTGGATCAGCCGGCGCCAGGTCGGAATCACGCTGCCCGTCGAGCCGGCGACGTTCCCATACCGGCAGACAGCGAAGCGCGGACCATGCGCACCACGCGAGTTATTTGCAGCCAGGAACAGCTTTTCAGCCAGCAGTTTGGAGGCGCCGTAGGCATTCACAGGCTCACAAGCCTTGTCGGTCGACAGCGCAACCACCTTCGCCACATGCGCATCCGTCGCGGACTGAATCACGTTCATCGAGCCCACAACGTTGGTCTTGGCGAGCTCGTCGGAGCAGTACTCGCCAACCTCCACGCGCTTGAGAGCAGCCGCGTGCACAACCAATTCGACGCCTTCCATCGAACGACGCAGTCGGTCGCAGTCACGCACATCACCGATAAACCAGCGCAGGCGCGGGTCGTTCCCGAACTCCGCTCGCATCAGCGCTTGCTTGTACTCGTCACGCGAAAGCACGCACACGCGCTCGGAAAGTTGTCGATCAAGCACCGTGCGAACGAAGCCACGCCCGAAGTATCCAGTGCCGCCAGTGATCAAAATGCCTTGAAATTCCATCTATGCCCATCCTCACAAAAACGCGACACCAAACCGCATGTTGTTGCGGTCAAGTGCTGCATTCACTACATTCAACACTTGCCATATTCCCCATCCCGCAGGAATTCTTATCGCCATAACATTAATTGGCGCGAATCCTCCAAGTGCTATTGGAGTCTGCTTATCCGATTGGAACGTTCGATAAAGAGGAAAGCATTTCGTTTTCGATGTGAAATCAGTTGGCGCAGTCTCAGCAGCAACAACCAGTGATTGAGCCAAATTCCCAGGCATCCCGGATTGGATAACTTGGGTGTAAAAACTTAGCAGGATCATTCCTCTTGCATTCTGCGTAGGCGGAATTACCTGCGTTACCTGATTCGATCCAATTACTGTTGGTCCGCTTACCTCGATCATTTGGCATGACGGCGGGATGGCGATTATGTTCGTTGCAATACCGTAGCTGGATGACATACCTAGCCCCTTTTATGCGGTTCATTAGGTTTCGTGTTATCAGTTTTATCAAACTCTGACGATGAATCATCCTTCTCCTTGATCTCCCTCGCGCCCTGGTCGAATGTGACAGCGAGCCAGATAGCAGCAGCAAAGCCGGCGAAAAAGCTGAGGATGGTTAGGGCGAGGGAGGGGAAATCGGGGGAGTTCATTGTTGCTCCTTCAATTCAGTGATCACGACGCGGACCATGCCGCCCTTGACGACCTCTCTGCGCACCAGATGCAAGTCGTCGATCTGTTCGTCATCGAGCCATACGCCGGCGTGGGTCAGCGCGTCCTGCAGGCTCTTGGCGCGGTTGTCCAGATCCTGGCTGCGGCGGTCTGCTGGGTGGATTGCCACGAACAGGGATACGCGCCCGTTCAGTGTTGGATTGCCAGCCGCGGCGACGATCTCGGCAACCTTCTTGCGGAACGCGAGGCCAGCCGGCTTGACGAAGCGTCCACCACGAGGGCGCATCCCGTAATAG